TGATGGCGGTAATGATGGCGTCGGCGTTGGCCGGAATCGTCACCGCGGAGAGCTCGAAGACTTCCACTTCGGTGAACCGGATGCCGCCCGCTTCCATGTAAGCGTATTCGATCGGTCGGAAGCCGATGCTGGTCGCACGAACCAAGCCCAGCTTGATCGACTGCCAGGCAAGGTCGAGCATGTCCTTGAGGAGCCCGGGCTCGTCCGTCTTGGCGATCTTGGCCTTGAACGGGATTCCGTTCGCCGTCGGCTGGCCGAATTCGCAGGTCCCGACCGGCTGAGCATGGTTGTGCTGCCACAGGAACGGCATGGGATTGGTGAACTTCACCCCCAGCGGTTCGATGATGTCGCCGACGCGATCGACGCTGGGGGTCGTCGCGATACCTTCGATGGTGCGCGCGTCTTCGTTGACCGCCTTGATCGCAAGGACGCTGTATGCCCTGTTGTCCATAGGGGTGCCTTTCAGATGAACATGAATTGCGGCCCCGAACCGGCCGCTTCCGGGTTGCGGGACATGAGCACCACCGCGTTGAATGCAGCGATGAGGGGGTCGATTTTCGCCTTGCCGGCGACCTGCTTCGTGATCAGCACTGCGTTTCCGCGCTGCTCGGCCTTGGCGTTGCCAGCGCACCAGGCCATCAAGGCCTGACCGGCGTGGATCAGCGTGCCGTCCTTCAGCTTGCGCTCGGTGCCCCAGACGGCACCAGAGAGGCGGAAGCCCTGACTGATCGCCGGGATCTGGTCGATCGTGAAGCCGCGGCCGGTCAGTTCGTCGACCAGCGACGTGATCCCTTGTGGATCTAGCCCGATCGCGGCCTGCTCTGGAAACAGCCCCAGATCCTTCACGCGCTCGAGCAGGTCGGCAACCTCAATCAGGTCCTGTGTCGGCGTAACGCATTTGACCAACGACCCCTCGGCCGCGAAGTCGTTCAGGTTCGAAACGATGTCCTTGCGTCGGTCAAAAACGTCCTGCTGTGCCCACGCCCGGCACCATAGCAGCCACTGTTTCGTGACCTTGTGCCGACCGAGCAGCGCGAGTCCCATGAGATCGTCGAGCCCGCCGCCGTCGCCGCCCGCGACCACCACCTCGACGATTTCGAGGAACTGATCGAGCGAGCCGTCCCAGACTTCCGGGGCCGCGCGTGCGGCCTGCCAGTAGAGAGCACCAACCCAGGCATCGTGGCGGAGACCGACGCCGATCTCCACATTCAAATGCTTCGCATAGAAAACTTGCTTGGTGCCGTCCTCGGCATTCTCGACCTTGCGGAATTCGCTTTCGAGCCACTTCTGGCTGACCGACAGGCCGAGGTTGGGGTTGGTGACGTAGAAGTTGGCGGGATCGAGGTGCTCACCCGCTTTGACCATCTCGTCGGGGAATTCGTAGAGGACCGGCAGGCTTTCCGGATCGTTGATGATGCCGTCGCGGACGTCGCGGAAATACGCAAGCTTTTCCTTGAACACCCCGGCCGGGGGCTCGTCCGACTGTGTCGTCAGGTAGAGTGTGTATCCCTCCGGTCGCGACACCTGCCCGCCGGTCGCTTCGCGCAGCATCGAGTCCGCCGTCGACTTTTTTCCGAGAAGACTACAGTCGTTTAATTTCAATAACTTACAGATCTATGCGCAATTATGCCGCAATCGCGGTTGGCAGTAATCGATCCGCAAGCGCCTGCATTTGCGGTTGCGAGGCCGATTTGTGACTAAGAGCGTGAGCATATACGCTCAGCGTAACGTCGACTTTTGCGTGCCCAAGGGTCTTGGCCACCTCTGGCAAACTCCACCCCGCATCGATCATCCAACTCGCTGCGAAGTGGCGGAGGGCGTGAATGTGAAACGCGGGGCGATCACCAATGCGAGAGAACCCAGCCCGCTCGAGCAAGGCACCCCAGCAGGATCGCCTGAAGCCATCCATGGATATCGACTTGCCATTCGCGCCGCGAAACATGGCACCTTTTGCAGCCGGGGTCATAAAATCCGCGACCCATGCTGAGAGAAGCGCCGCGACGTGCGCGGGCATCGCAATCTCTCGTACACCGGCGCTGCTCTTAGTGGTTTTCAGTCCCTCGTGACGTGAAAGGCTTTTCTGCACTGAGATCACACCGCGCTCAAAATCGATGTGATCGGAGTGGAGACCAAAGATCTCACCCAGTCTAAAGCCGCAGAATGCCGCAAGGTGTACGACACATAGCATTCGAAGGTGCGCGTCGGGTCGACACCCGCGATAGCGCCGATTGTTTGCCGCATATAGAACCGCCTGAAGCTCCACGATCGAAAACGTTCGGACTCGCTCCACCTTGATCCCACGCAATTCGCCAAGCAACAGCAGGGCAGGGTTTCGGTGCATCCACTCCCGTCGCATCGCGAACTCAAACACGTTGCCGAGCATTCTCGACACGATCCGAGCGGTGACAGGGCCGATGGTGCTGCCTTTGACCATTCCAGCATGCCATTTTGTGAGCATGGGTAGGTTGAGTTCAGCCAGCGTTGCTTTGCCGATAGCCGGCAAGACGTGCTTTCGTAGGAGCTGATCCATGTTGAGCCGGTGAGACTCCCCGATCCTGCCGTCTCTCCGGCGCTGATCCTGGTGCGCCAAGAACGCCTTCACAGCGGTTTCGACCGTTACACGACGTGCATCCGGCGCAAGCATCCCTCGCCGCGCGTCGCTCTCGACCTCGGACCGAAAAGCATCGGCTTCCTTTTTGCGCTCGAAAGTACTTTGCCGGTGGGATCCCGATTGGTCGACATATCTAACGATCCACCTTTCGCCGGTAGAACCGTCCGGCTTGGTCCACCTACGCTTTGCTACGCTCGCCATAGTAGTCTCCATGAAAGGCCCGACCTGCCCATCGGACAGGTTGGGTAGGGGTTATTGAGTGCGGATCTTCCCGGTTCGGTATAGTTCTTGCTAGTCGTCCAGCGCCGCCGCGGTGGCGGAGGGGGGACACCGACGCAAAATGTCGGAATCAATCTTTGGCGGTGGTGCTGCTGGACCGCCGCCGGACGCATACCAAGATGCGACCCGAGCGCCTTCGTTCGGCGCAGCAAGATAGGAATTGTTTTGTCCGCCATCGTCGTCTCGGAAGGGGGCCCGGCCCGCCGCGTTTCGGGTCGGCAAGAGGTCAGAAGCCGACCTTCGTCGTAAGCTCGTATGCGACACGCTCACGCACTGTTCCTCTCCTGTGCCGTCAGGCGAGCAATCGTGACGGCTGGCGGCGTGCGACCGCCGCGCGGGTCAGTCGCCAGCGCAGGGTTACCAAAGGCCTAGCGACCGACGCGGGACGGGGTAATTCCTGTATTGAGTACAATCTATCGACGAGCTGTAGAATTTTAGTTTTTGGGGTTACGGCAATTTGCGCGCTAACATCTACCAATCGATACATGGTGGGTACTCGCCGGTTTGGCCTCTCACAGCCATCTTCCCGGTAACGGACCGAGTGCCGGGAGTGTGAGAGCCTGCCAGCGAGACAGGTGGGGCGTTTTTCCCGAAGGGTATTGCATGGCGCCCGCTCTCCCGACGTAAGTAGTCAGTCAGCAGTGGACGCCAATCCACTCTGGTATTTCGTCCAATCTTCCGGCGCCAACCGGTTGAATGGCCTATCGCTAGTCCGGGCTCTCACACCCATCATGTAACATGGCCAATGCCGGCAGACTGCGCAAGCGTCCTTCGCCAAGGCAATCGCTTTCGTACGGCCTCGGTATGAGCTAGGCACGAGGCAGTTCTCGGGAGAAGCTGTATGTCGTCGATTACGCATCCTTTCATGGGAAAGGTATTTGTAGGCAACCCGACTGCGATCGGCACGCTACGTGAGAAATATGAGCGTGTGATGATGCCCAACGAAGTGATCGAAATGGAGTTTAAGGGTCTTCGCGACGGTATGCTGTTCACGGACAAGCGGATTGTCGTAATCAACGCGCAGGGGATTACGGGACGAAAGGTCGAAGTCTCGACTTTCCCTTGGAAGGCGATAGCGGCCTACTCCGTGGAAAACGCGGGCTCTATCGACTTTGACGCCGAGCTTAAGATATGCGGTTCCGGGTGGGGCGTTTGCGAAGTCCAGCTTGGCCGCTCTGCGGATGTTGGCATCGTCTGCCAATTCATCAACGAAAAGATACTCGCGTAATGCCGATCCCCGGTGCGGGCGCTCATCATGCAGCCATGTCTGACAGCTAGGCGAGCGGATCATCGCTCAACTGCGCGACACTTCCAGAGTGATGTAGCGGGCGCGCTGAACGGCCAAATTGACCGTTCTATTCGAACAAGGTCGCGTCGACGAGGCGGATGGTGGTATACTCATTCGGAAAAAATGCCGACATCCACCATCACCTGGGCAAGTAATAGCCGCTAGTGTCACCATCGTCGCGACGGGCAGCGCCCGTAGCCACAAGGGTTTCGAGGACCTGCTCGACGCGCTGAACGCGCTTGGAGGTGTTTCGGCCGGCGAAGGCAGAGGCGAGGGCGAAAACCGAAGTCGGGGCGGCGGCGCGAGCGAGGAGATCGCGGACCGAGCGGATCTGGTCAAGGCCATCGGCTGGCCATTTGGTGTCCTCGACTACGATCATTTCGCCGAGCTCGGCCTCAATCTGAGTTTCGCCCTTGATCTTGGAAGCGAAACGCGGGCGTTGGTAATTTGGGCGTAGCCAATGGACCAAGCCGGCTTTCTCTTCGGCAATGCGCCCTTGGTTGAGCGCTACCATGCGGACAAGCAGTTCCTCTTCGGCGGCTTGCTGGTCCTCACTTTTGTGCGGGCTCGGAATGGTACCGCCAGGCTTTCCGACTAGTCTATCGGCGAGGTCACTCCAGCCGTAAGCGGCGAAAACCTCACGGTCGATCGCGTCGTGAATTTCATTGAGGATCGCGATCTGTCCGCAGTTATAGACGTCACGTTCGGCATCGGAGAACGGAGCGCCGAAGCCCGCGTCGAGTTCACGCAGGCGCTCAAGCGCATTGTAGAGCCCAGTCATCGTCAGGAAGTCGTGCGTGGCAAGGCGCTCCTTGCGAAAGACGTCGAGGCGCTCGCCGAGTTGGTCGAGGCGGTTTGAATGGAGGAGCGGGAAGGGGAAAGGTTCGAAAGTATTCGAATGCTGATAGACCGGGTCGTTACCTGCGCCCTGCCATCCACCGGTTGCAAAGGAGAACTTTACGTGAAGGCGGGATGTAAGGATTGCTAAGCTATCCGGACGATCCAAAGCGATCACGCGGATTTTCTGGTCCGGCGCAAAGCCGTGGTCCAAAAATGAGAATATACGATGAGCTGCAGTCTCGGTGGTGACAATATACCTCGAGAGGTCTTTGAGCGCTTCCCTCATGTGAGTAGATGGCTGACCGTATCGCCACCAATAGTCCCTTCGGTAAACCATCTTATCGAGTGCACGTACCGGCTTTGATCGGTCTAAAAGGTGTAAGTATGCATATTGGAACGTATCCCTGACAAATTCTTCGGACTTTTCGTGGAAATCCAAGGAGTACCGTCCAGCCCAACGGTTATTTAACGCTCTGCCATTTAAGTAAGGCCTAATGTAAGTCTCCGCGCCTTCTATTGAACCAAGACCAAATCTAATAGCATCGGACTTAGTAATAAAAAAGGCAGCTCCGTAAGGTTTAAAGCCCTGATGGCCGATGCCTTTGTTTGATAGCAGAGGTCGTGCGTCAGCAAGGTTTGCGCCGGCAGTAATGCGCGATGTTATGACCGTCTCGCGCCGATCCATGTCTACCTTGGGCGTATCGGTATCAAGATCAGCTTCGCTAACAACCTCGGCAAGAACTCCCTCTTGCGTGCCCGCCTGCGCCACGGTCATCGCGATGCGCACCGCCGCCTTGTCAGAGGATTTCATCCAAGGGTGGTCGGGCACTGCGTAAACCAAGCTCAAGGGGTCCTTGGCGGCCATCCAGTGTTCGACAACCCGGCGGCTGAAGGTCTGGGAAATCGAATTGGTGGTGATGAAACCGAAGCGGCGCAGCGGGTTAGGGCTGCCCTTCTTGGTCGGCTTGGCGGTGAGGCGGCGGGCGGCTTCGTCCCAGAAATGCATTACGAAATCTGCGCCGCCAGGGATCTGTGGGCGAACCGTCCAGTAAGCCTCGGCATCGTTGTCCCCGAGTTCAGTGCGCATATCTTTCCCAGCGATAAAGGGTGGGTTGCCGACAACGAATTCGGCGGCGGGCCAATCGGCGCGACGCGGGTTACAATACGAAAAAGTTTCCTTTCGCGCGCTAACATCGGGGATCAGCTCACCGGTCATCGGGTGAAGCTTTTTCGTGATGCCGTCCCACTGGGTGATGAGATCGCCCTGCTTGTTCCGCGCTAAGTCTTTGCTATCATAAGCCAAGAGAGCGTCTTGGTGGCGGATAGTCCCGTAGGCGTTGAGGATCGGTTCGGGGATGTCCTTGGCATCGACGGTCTTAAGCTGCCATTTTAGAAAACCGATCCACAGCACCAGATCAGCGATCGGCACCGCGCGCGGATTAAGCTCGAGCCCAAAGAACTGGCGCGGACTGACGGTCTCGCCATCTAGCAGCAACTTAGACTCATTCTCCCCCAGTGCATCGAGTGCATCGAGGACTTCGCCTTCGAGGCGCTTCATCAGTTCTAGGCTGACATAGAGAAAATTTCCGGTGCCGCAGGCAGGATCGAGCACGCGGACAGTGCACAACCGGTGATGGAAATTGCGGACAGCCTGAAGCGCCTTGGCGGGCTCGCCACGGCGGCGGAGATCCTCGACCCCGGCCTTTACTTCTTCCCAATCGGCGCGCAGCGGTTCCATGATCGTTGGAATAACCAGCCGCTCGACGTAGGGACGCGGGGTGTAATGCGCCCCGAGTTGGGAGCGTTCGGCGCTGGCGAGCGCGTTTTCGAGCAAGGTGCCGAAAATCGCCGGTTCCACATCTCCCCAGCCGCGCTTGGCGGCGTTGTGCAATTCGATGATGTCGTCCTGATCGAGCGGCAGCGCGCGGACGTTGGCGAACAGGCCGCCGTTGAAGCGCTTGATCGTGGCGTTGAGGCGGGCGTCGTAGCCTCCGCTGTTCATCGTCTGCCAAAGGTTTTCGAGCGCTGGGGCAAAATTCTGCGGAGTGTCGATCATCTGGTGGAGCAGGGATTCAAAACCCTTGTTCGGTATGAGGCGCTCGGCTTGGTTATCCGATCCGACATCTTCCGCAAACATCGTGAACAGGCAGCGCATCAAGAATTCGGCGATCTCGGCGGGGGCGTATTTTTTCTCAAGTCGGCGGGCGATCTTGGCCAGCCGGGCAGCAATGTCGCGAGTAACTTCAGCGGATTTGCGGGTAGGGTTAAGCGATTGCGGGTCGTCGCTCCAGATCGCCGCCAGCCGCGCTTGAACCGGGGCGAGGAGGAGATCATCCATCGACAGGCGGTAGCTGTGGCGATCGGGAAAATGGTCGTAATTCTTTCCGAGGCCGGAAAAGTCGGCATACACTTCGATGACGTTGCCGACATCGACGATTAGCAGGAAGGGCGGATAGCCGTGATCGACTGGCAGCGCTCGGGCATAGTCCTCGGCTTGGCGGCGGGCGGCAATCATCACTTTGTCCCAGCTTTTGGTGCCGCGCTTCGCATGGCCGAGCTTTTGCGCGGTCTCTATCCCGGCGATAGTCAGCTGTTCGGTTTCGAGCGAGTGCTGGCGCTTGGCCGATTGCTTGGCCTCTAGGACGAAGCATCCCTTCTTGTAGCAATCGATTCGCCCGGTCGAGCTGGTGCCGTTAGGGTGGCGGAAAGTGACGTTGCGTTCGAAAACATAGTCGTTGAAGCGGGTTTGCTCGCGCGCAAATTCGGGCTGGGGAAGGCCGAGCGCGGCGGTTAACCGCTCGACGAAGAGCTGGTAATTAGACATCTCCGACCCGCCAGAAGGCTTGACGTCCTCGATCAGCTTTTCCAGCCGCCCAATCTCAATTTTTCCTAGCCCCATATCGGCATGCTAATAGCCGAACACCTGACTGCATAGCCTTAGCCAAAGTTGGAACTATTTTACGGGCTTCGGTTGCCTCGTACCTTTCGACTTACAGGCCAAAATTTAATAATCGGGTGACTGGTTTTTGGGAAATCGAATGCGAGGCGTGGACGTTCGGGCTTGGGTCTACCGACCCATTCCAGTTGGGCAGGGTGAAGCTTCACAAGTCCGAGGCTGTGACATCAGGGGGTAAGAAAAGGCTACCGTTTTGAACGAAGGCCCCGGCGCGCATCATTTTCTCCACGCCATTGGCAACGATCGCGTCTTTGTGCGCCTCGTCGAGTTCACCGAACTGCGAACCGTCGACAGCCCCCCTAATCAGGATCGCGCAAAGCGCCACGGCCTTGGGGTCGAGGGCGTCCGGGAGCTTCAACGGACTGCGTCCTTGCCGTCGCGGCCGCGCTTCACAGCCAGGGTCCACGAGGCTGTCCTCTCTCCAGGGCGGTCCTTGGTCAACTGGTTGCAGTGCCACAGGCTGCCGCCGTGCGTCACGGTATCGCCGACATCGTAAGCCGTTCCGGCGTCAAATATGCCGCGGTACTGCATCGATTTGGAATTGGCGATGAGCGCCCCCAACTCGTCGAAACGAGTATCGATCTGAGCGAACTTGTCGCGCAGAACGTTCGTAATCGCCTCCATGATGAGGTCAGCTTTATCGGCCATTCATGGTCTCCACTCGCTTGCCGCGGTCACAATTTTACTACGGGGAGGGGGATACCGACCCGGCGACGGGAGGCAGCTCGCACGAGCGCCTGGCCAAGGATCTTTGCCCTCCGCTTTTCGTCCGCGGTCAGCTTGACGACGGGGGCCGCCGTTGGCGCGGGGGCAGATTTGGGGCCGATCCTCACGACACGGCCGGAATGCTTCGCCCTCTTCGCCATCGCGTCAGCGGACTTGATCGCTGCCATCGTCGCGTCGGCTTGCGCCGGGATCGTGACGGCAGACAGTTCGAACACCTCCGTTTCCGAGTAACGAATGCCACCGCCTTCGATATAGCTGTATCCGATCGGCCGAAACCCGATGCTGACGGCGCGGACGAGCCCGAGCTCGATCGACTGCCATGCTTCGTCGCAGCGGTCTTTCAGTGCCCCGGATGCGGTCGGGTTGGCGATCGTCGCGGTAAAGGGAATGCCGTTCGCTGTCGGCTGGCCGAATTCACATGTGCCGATGGGCTGGTCATGCCGATGCTGCCACAGGAAGGG